TACAGATTATGCAGCAGAAGAAGTATTAGCTGTAAGTTTGATGAATGCTAAAGGTGCTAAAGCTAAATCTTGGATGCCTTATGCTGAAACTATTTTTTGGAAGCAGTGGTATAAAGAATTAGAAATTGCTTTATGGTATAGCCGTAAATCTGATAATGTAGCAGATACTACAGGAGAAATGATTAGAAGTTTTCCTGGAGTTCAAGAACAATTAGAAGATTCACATACACATAAGTATTCTAATTTAAGTGCTAGATTGATTGAAGAGTATCTTATGGATATCTTTTATTCAAGAGTTAGTCCTGGAAAATCTCGTCAAATTGAAGCTTGGACAGGAGAGTATGGTATGATTCAATTTCACAAAGCTATTGAAAAAGCTACTTCACCTTTCTTAAAAAATGTAGAAGTGTATAGCTCTAAAGTTGCATCTCCAATGCATCAAAATTCTTTAGCATTTGGTTATCAGTTTACTGAATACAGAATGGCTAATGGTGCTGTATTAAAATTAAATCATAATCCATTGTATGATGACAGAAGTATTAACTCTGAAATTGACCCTGTAACAGGTTATCCTAAAGAATCTATGAGATTTACTTTCTTAGATTTATCAGGTGAAGCTGGAGAGTCTAATATTCAAATGGTTAAGAAAAAGAATGCTTACAAATTCTGGTATGTTGATGGTGGTTTATCTCACTTAGGACCTAAGAATGGTGGTAGTTCAGCACATGAAGGAGAGTACTACTCTATGAATGTTTCTGACCACAGAGGTTTACACATCAAAGATGTATCTAAATGTGGAGAGCTTATTTTAAGTCGTCAATAAATAAACTTTATTTATACGTTTTAAATTTGTAGAAAAATTGTATATTTGTGGCATAGGTAAACTTTGCCACAAATATTATATAAAATAAAATAAATATGTTAGTACAAATTGAACCAATTGTAAAAGAAAAATGGCATGGTCACAGTGGAGCTAAAGACTTTAGTAGAGATACTAATTTTACTCCTTTGTGTGATACAAGAACTATGAAGTATGCTGTAGAATTAAATGAAGAAGAAATTAAAGAGTATTCTAAGAGAACAGGTAAAAATTTAAATTTAGATTTTTATCCTGGTGAAGACCACCCTTTTTGGGATAGTAAGTTAGCTCTTGTCAATTTAAAAAGAACTGCTGTAATTTTAGATACAGAGTTAACTTTAGATTTTCTTAGATACAGGATTTGTAAAGCTTCTACACAAGTAGCTAATTCTTTAGAAGATTATCAAAATGGATTATATCCTAAAGCTACACATTACATTTACAGTGAAGAAGAAGAAGTGGCAGTAAAAGCTACTAAAGTAACAATTAAAAACAATGCTCTTAAAGCTAGTTTTGCAGCAACAAGAAATGAAAAAAATATGGTAGCTTTCCTTATTGGAGGAATTTATGCCAAAGATTTATCAAATGATTTTCTTGATGTAAAAATGGATGAATTAATTGCTGATAAACCTGAAGAAGTTTTAGCTAAATTTGAACATTTAAAACAAGATAAAAAATATGTTGCAGTTCAAAACTTAGTAAAAGAAGCTATTTACTTTAATGTGTTATTAAGTAAAAAAGGTGGATATTATTACTTTGAGACTCTTGTAGGACATGACACAGAAGAAGTTACTTCATTTTTTAAAGATGATAAAAATCAAGCTTTAAAAATTCAAATCATAAACAATCTTAAAGGTAAATAATAGATGAGTATTCAGGAAATGCATTATGATTTTAAATCTAAATTTAATAAGATTGATTCTCAAGGAAATAGGAATCTTATTATACCTGAAATTGACCATGTGTTAAATTTAGCTTTAGAGTTGTTTGTTGAAAATACAGCTTTTCCAAGAAAATCAGATGTTAATATAAATGGTTTTGAAAAGTCCACTAGAATTACTGAAGAAATTAGACCTTTAGTTACTAAAGCTGATTTTACTAAAAATGGAGATTACTTTTTAATACCTACTGATTATTGGTATTATGTTAAATCTGTAGCTGATTGCACTAAAGAAACTTGTGTAAATAAATCTTGTAATACAGTAGTAAGGCAGCATGATGATGATTTTAATACTGCTTTTAGTAAATCAAGTTTTGAATGGAGAGAAGTTAATATAACTTTTGATTTAAATGGTATCAAAACTTATAGCGAAGGATTCACAGTAAATAGCCTTAATGTAACTTATATTAAAAAACATAGTTTTATACATAATGCAGCAGGATACAATAACAACACTTACACAAGACTTAATGGAACAGTTTTAACAGGAACTGAAAATTGTATATTACCTGAAAATACACATAAATACATAGTAGATATTGCTGTACAACTGAGTTCTATTAGTTTAAATTCAGGTAACCCACAAGTAGATAATTTAAGAAGTAACTTAAACATATTAAATTCGTAATTTTAAAATATTAAAATAGATGTCAAGAACAAATGATATAACAACAGTCCTTCCTGCAAAAACAGGTACAGACCTTTGTCCAAAAAATAGAGCTATTTCTACATTAGCTGATGGTATGATTGGAATTTTTGATGCCAATACAGGCTTATCAATTGACCAAAGTACTTCAGCAGCTGATTTAGGTAAGATTAGGGAAATCTTTTTTGCTTTAGGTATTGGTACACCAGTAAATAGTATGATTCCTAAAGTACGTAAATCTACAGGTGATGTAATTCAAACAAGAAAAATTAACACATACACTTATCAAACAGTGTCTGCTGCAAGACCTAAAATTGTAAAGATTGACCCAGGAACTAATGCTAATTGTGAGCAAGATTTCTTGTTAAAAGTTGAGTTTAAAAATGGTGAATTATATCGTACTCAAGGTTTTAATCAGTTTGCAAAAACTTATGGTATTACAACAGGAGCTTGTGATAATTGCTTTACTTGTTTTAGTGGAGACCCAAATGAAGTTGTAAAACTTATGGTAGCTTCTATTAATGCAGATGGAGAAGACTTAATTACTGCTGCTGCTTATTCCAAACAAGAAATTGTAGCTGCTGATGTAGCAGGATTAAGTGGTGATTTAAATGTTGATGACCCCATTAGTGATGCTGATTTAATGGTGCTTGTTGCATTTAATAAAACAGTTGACACAGTTGCAGAAAGGTATTTTTCTTACTTTACTATTACTAGTTCAGCTACAGGTTTAGCTAAATATAGTGGCATTAATCTGTCTTATTTTTACATGCGTCAAACAGACATTATTGTATCTACATTAGATGGTTTTGCTTTTGATGCTACTACTTCTATCACACAAGAAATTGTAAATGAAGAAGGAAGTGGTTATGATTTACAAAATCAAGAATATCATGCTATGGGAAGTGGTGAAAATGGTCCTTACAGAGTATCATACACTACTTGTATTGCAAAAGATACAGTAGAATATTTAGTTGATAAAACAGCTCAGTACAATGTAATTAATTTAGGATATGCAAATTCTTTTATGGGAGAAACCCGTGAATATGATTTTCATGGTAATCGTACTATTATTGCAATTCCTATTGCAGACACAACTTTGAGAAGTGCTATTATTACTGTTTTAGATGGTATTGTAGCTCCTTTAGGTTTTAATCCTCTTACAGATGATGTTGCTGCAACAAGTGATTCAGGTACAGCAGTAGAAGGAATTCCTGCCACTACTTTAGTAGATGGTGTGTCTGACTAAAATAATTCTTTTGGTTTAGAGTTTTCATATTTATTAATTAGGGGAGGTAAAACTTCCCTTTTATTTAAACAAAGAATTATGATAACAGAATTTTCCATATCAAGTGATAATGAACTTGTTGTTGCAGCTACATTAACTAGTCCTGCAACATCTTATGAGCATGGTCTTTTGTGGTATTATGATACTTATAAAGATGTTGCAAAAAGTATTAACATAGACTCTTTTGTTACAGCTAATTCAGAAGAAATAAATTTTACAATACCCTTAACTTTTTTAAATTTAGTTGATTATACAGGTATATTTTACATACAGTTATTTGATAATCAAGTAGTTGAATTTGACCCTCTTGTTACCCCTATTAATAATAACTATGAACTTGCTGTTGCAGCTAATTTATCTAAAGTATATAGTTGTTTTATTAATAAATTAATAGAAACAAAAGTAGATAATTGTAATA